GGATGAACTTCCAGAAATGTCCTCCTTGGATGTTATTAAGATGGCTATGCTACAAGCTCTTCAAGAAGATAACTTAGAAGATGCAGCTCGATATGCTAGTATGCTAGCAGAGTATCAGGCACCTAAGCTCCAACGTATAGAACAGAACACTACTACTAGAGTCTCTGATATGTCGGATGAGGAACTCCAGAAGATCATATCACAGGAAGGTCTTGAGAAAGACTTACCCTGATATGCTCTTTAAAGAGTGTTATTAAGAGAATATATTATGAGTATATTCTCTTTTTTATTACTCTTTATTTAATAATATCTATTAATATTATTTACTGGAAATTCCCTATTAGGTACCGGCTACTTTCATTCGGCAAGGTCTAACTCATTTTGATCCTCCAATGCGTCATGTGGTAGATAGCCTATAGAGCGTACATAGCGACTGTTACTCACGAAGTACATCTCAAGGCTACGGGTGTCGTAGTAGATACCGTTAGGTACATTCCAGACATCTCTGGAGTACCATATGCTAGGCGCTACTACGGGCTTGATGTTAAGGGTATTACTCATCATTGAATCCTTTTTTAATCCATTCGTTAATATGATCTTCAATGTACATACGGATAGCGTAGTCAGGCATACGTCTTAGATCGTCCTTAGAAAGAGCTTTTGTTAGGAAGTCTATTAGACTACGCCTTTCAAAGTCATCAAAGACGAACAGTGGTGGAGGTAGGTCAGGATGCTTCATTATCTTGGATCTCTCTTAAACGTTGTGCAAGAGTGTTCATAAAGATATGAAGCATAGTAACAGTAACAGCAGTGTTATTCTCAGGAATAACTCTAAGTAAGTTACCATACGCTTGGTTAAGGTTTTCACTAGTAACAAACATATTATTCTCTAGGTAAGAGATAATAGTGTTTAGTCCTTTATTAGAACCTTCTTCGGGATTTACATCAGTAGTAGCCATTAGTTAAACTCCTCGTTAGATAAAAATTCATCTTGCTCACTAACAGTCATTTCATAGAACGTCTGAAAGTGAACTTCACCACAACATTGAAACTTAGAACCTCGCTCATCACCGCAGTATGGGCAGTATTGAGTATCGTCGCTAAGTAGCTCTGTTATTCGCTCCTCTCAAGTCATCTTTACACTCCTTTATATCATAGGTTCCAAAGACAGTTTTCGGAGGTAGCTTAGACATAGCATTGTTAATAGCTTCTCTCTCAGAGTTAGCTTTAACAGTTACTATGACACTGGTACTACCGTTTTCGAACTCGATGGTATACTCTTTCATCATTCATCTCCTTGAGGTATAAAGTCAACACCGGCTTGGAACATATTGAATGCGTCAAGCACACTAGCTGAGTAGTGATGTTCGTCTAAGAATAGATCTTCAGCACCACTACTGTCAAGTTCTATAAAGGTACTCATGAAGTCATAAGCTTCTTGAGCGGTACAGTGGGCAACATTGTTGGCATATTGCTTGGAGAATTCCCTGAGCATTTGTTCAAGGTGTGTATCGTAGGCTATCATAACTTATCCTTTTGTCTTCAACTTTTGATACCCGCACAAGATTTACCCACAAAACCGTCATCTAGCTACATTCTCAGCTACAGTACCCCTGAGAATATACTCAGAGAGCAGCAGAAAGGTACCTAGACGAGCCGTTTGCAGGTAAACCTATACGGGAGCTACCCTAGAAGCTTAAAATGTCGTCTTGATCCACTTTATAATCCTTAAGATCCTTCTCAGTCTTCTTAAGTAAGTCATCGAAGTACGTTGTTGAGGCATCGAATTCATTAAGAACGCTCTCAAAGGTATCACTCATCTCTTTTATTGTTAATAAGTGACCTTTCCAGTCATGAGGTCTACCGTAAGTATCCTCCATAGCCCCAATCAAGTCGAGATATGCGTTAACTATTACCTCTTTCTCTCTTTTATTCATCATCTTTTACCTCCTGATCGTACACTTCGTTGTAATTTACCACACAACCTTCTAAATCTACTGTATTACAGAGATTTTCTAGTGATTCTAACCTATCTGACGTAGCAAATACGTTATGAACCCCTGAGTGGTCTACTGAAATCACTGCTCCACAGGCAAATTCCTCTAAAGCGTCTATGATTTCCTCGATTGTTGTCCCGATATTGTCCTCGGTCAACGGTGTTAGCAGCATATACATGATATATTCCTCCTTAGAATATCTTAAAGCCGTTTTGGTAGTTGATGAAGCTGACGCGCTTCCTCCGTAGGACAGTTCCTAGTAAGAACTGCCACTTCTCTGCGTCTCCTTGGTAAGGGAACACAATATAACAGGATCCTCCGATCCTCATGAGTTTCGTTTTCATCTTAGTCTCCTTAGTAGATGATTACTTGGTAATTCTCAGGCGAGTATTCGGTGAGAATGGCTGGGTTTGTGGTCTTCGCTACTAAGACCCGTGTCAAGCGATGGTAGATGAAGTACATCTTAGTTATCCTCCATTGGAATTACACCGATAAAGTAGTTATCTGCTGACCATTTGTTACCGTTGTAGGTAGCAGCAGCAAACACTACAGTAGTTCCTACACGACTATGCAGCTTATTGTAGATAGTATCCACGGTAAGTGCTGGATTACCTAACACATTCTGTGCTGTTTTAAGAACACAGGTACGCATACGACCATCAGAACAGATAGCTCGAACACGGTCTACTTCTTTGTAAACAGCTTCAATAGTTACCGGATCCGAGTAACTGTTAGCGATATTAGCTAATGTGCGGATTGCCTTGGCGTTGTTCAGGGTGAGTGTTGTCATTTTAGTCTCCTTAGTAATGACGGTTTAGAGCAAGATCGCTCTCCAAGAACCTCAATAGAGGCTCATGGGCAGAGATCTTAGTTATCCCAGTTAGCATCGTCCTCTAGGTAGCGTTGCTCTCTACGTTGTTGCACACTCTCGTATGCTCCAGGAGCAGGACGGAAGTCCACAAGCTCACCAAGCTCATCCGCAACGATGTTACACTCGGTGGCAACCAACTCTGCGTCAGCTTCAGACAAGCCCGAAGCGTACAGCTCATCCTCACGACCATTGGCACAAGACCACACACACCAGTTTTTGTTTGTCATTTTAGTCTCCTTAGTAATGACGTTGTAGAGCACAGCGCTCTTGGATAACCTCAACGAGGTCACCCAGCAATGCTGTAGGCTAAAGGCTCTCAAGAGCAAGCATAGACACGAAGGACATCAACCCACCACAGACGAGGAGCAACAAGCACTCCACAGGCGGGAACATGAACAACGCACCAAGGAAAGCAAGCCCAATGAAGAGCAAGCCAAGAACGCCAAAGAAGCGAAAAAGCAAAGACATAACAATCTCCAGAAAACAGAGCAACAGCGCTCTCGGAAGACCCCACAAGGGGCCAACCGGCAGAGCTGTCAAGCACCAAAGTACTCGTTAGCACGCTCTAGGGTCCACATCTCTTCACCCCGGACACCAACACCAAGCAGGCAATAGCGCTCGCCATCGTGGTACACACCGACAACACGGTCCGAAGCAGGAACCGACTCAGGCTCAACACCAACAAACCACGAGTCAGGCGAGTACCCGAACGCAGCACAGAACCGAACAGACGACCCAACACGAGCCGACAGACGGGAGAACACGAGGTCCACCGAGACCGAACGACCCAGCGCACGAGACGCAAAGGAAGGACGACAGACACGGACACGCCCGTCAGAGCAGACCACGGAGACCGAGTCCACACCAGACACCGAAACCGCCACAACCGACACGGGAGCAGACCACCGAGCACGAGGCACAGAAGCCAGCAACGAAGGCCGAGGCGCAGCAGGAGCGGCGAGAGGAGAGGAAGAACCGAGGACGGGCAAAGAGGAAACAAAAGAAGCAAAGGACACAACGAACTCCAGAAGCCACAGGGAAGAAGAAGCGCGGGACCGCAGGGCAAGACGGCAACGCACAGGAAGGCAACCCACCAGAACGGGGGGACACCGAAACAGGAAGGGGCGAACCCAAACCAACACCCTGATTCTTTGACACACAGAGAGAGGTACCCGCCAAATATTCCCCCACAAACCTCCCCCAATAAAAAGCAGGGGTATACCAAAAACCTAATACAAAATATTACCTTTATAAATGTAATAGGAGTTATTAGTCGGTTCCTAATAGGAAATATATATTTTATATAAAAGTGCGGTCGCAGCTGCGCCCACATAGGACATAAGTAATGAATAATAAAGAGAAGCTAGAAGCGCTGAGAGAACTCAAGAGAAGAGAAAAGCTAGCTGAATATAAAGATGACTTTGAGTTATTTGCTAAAGAACAAGTGAAGATATTACCTAAAGATTCTTCGCAGGGCTTTCAGCCATTTATGTTTAATAGTGCTCAGAGTATTGTTAATGAACAGATTGAGAAACAGTTGAAAGAAACTGGTAGAGTTAGAGCGATTATATTGAAGGCACGGCAGATGGGTTTAAGTACCTATGCTACTGGTAGAGTCTTCTGGAAGAGTTATTTTAATGCCTATAACAAGTCAGTTGTTATGGCTCATGATACAGCTACCTCGGATGCTTTGTTTAGCATGTCGAGGAATACTATCGATAATATGCCTGAGCAGTTTAAACCTAAGTTCAAAAAGTCTAATGCTAAGGAGATCATGTTTGAACACAACGATTCAGGTTACAGATTATATACAGCAGGCTCGCCGGAGGCAGGCCGAGGAACTACACCGACTATTGCGCATCTTTCTGAGGTGGCTTTCTGGACTCACGATGAGAAAATTCTCGCGGGTATGTTCCAAGGTATTTCACAAGCTAAAGGTACAGAAGTAATTCTAGAGAGTACTGCTAATGGAGTAGGGAATGCCTTTCATAGATTATGGCAGGGTGCCGTTAAAGGAGAGAATGAGTATATTCCTATTTTTGTTCCTTGGTTTCTTATGGAAGAATACCGTAGAGAAGCCCCAGAGGACTTTGAAAGAACCGATAAAGAAGAGATATTAGTTACTAGGTTTAAGTTAGATGATGATCAACTTTACTGGAGGAGACTAAAGATAGCTGAAGGTGGTGAGGATAAGTTCCGTCAGGAGTATCCTGCTACAGCTGATGAAGCATTTATTGTTTCAGGGGCTAACGTATTTAATATTGAGAAGTTAGCTGCTCTAGTACCTCAACCTATATTAGCTTCTAAGGAGTTTAACTTCGAGTCTAATATGATGGAGGATAAGGATAGAGGATCAATAGAGATCTTTAAGTATCCTATGTTTGGAGACTCCTTTACTATTGGTGCTGATGTATCTTTAGGAGTAGGTAAAGATTCTTCTGCTGCAGTTGTTATGAATGCAGATAGAGAAGTATGTGCTGTATACAGAAACAATATGATAGATCCCTCTAAGTTTGGTGATCTTTTGTTTTACTTAGGTAGGTACTATAATAATGCTCTTTTAGCTGTAGAGTCTAACTCTATGGGTATTGCTACATTAAATAGGCTTACACAGATGCAGTACGTTAATATGTACTACCAGACTAAGTTAGCTAATGTATCTAAAGAGGAAGGTAATAGGATTGGATGGAGGACTACCTCAGCATCTAAACCTGCTATTATTGGATTCTTAAAGAATGCTATTGATAATGAAGATATCTGGATTCCTTCTAGACTAGTTATTGGGGAGCTAATGAATTATGTGGCAGATGACTCAGGAAAAACTAATGCTATCGTTGGTCATAATGACGATACTGTTATTGCTCTAGCTATTGCCCTTGAAGTTATTAGAACACATGGCGATAGATTAAA